ATCAACTACCTCTGGCGTGTATAAAGGTGGGTGTTTACAATTAACGTCAAACGGATTAAAACTAAACTTTGGTCCTGGTATTGGTACGGCATCGAATACTTACACGTTTACACGAGATACGTGGTACCATATTTGTGTTGTGTTCCCTACAGAAACAACCTCAACTGTCATCGATAATTCTAATGTAGACTATATTTACATCAACAACCAAGAAATGACTTTAACCAAAACTTACTCTAGCCCTACGTTTCCAAAACCAAACTGGGACAATAAGGGTTGGCACTTTGGGTACAACAGTCGCGTTGGGTTGGTTCAGGATATGCCTGGACCCGCGGGTACGTATATGGGAATGATGATTTTTAACACAAGTTGGGGACATGGTGGTAGCACAATTTTAGGCTATGCATACAATAACGGTTCACCATCCGAGTGTTTATCTGTCGGTGGTGATGCATTCATACAAAATAAATTAGGTATAGGGAGTAGCGCGTCCCCATCAAAAACGTTGGAAGTTACAGGTAATGTAAATGTAATTTCAGGTAACATTTACCAAAATAATAATATACTTTGGCCAGCTACATCTAGTGGTGTAGACATTTACCATAATATAGGAGAAGTTGATATAGGTACATCTACCCCGGGAGTACCTTTAGATATCAGTTACAGTTCAGGTACAAACGGAATACAGTTAACGTCAGGTAATACATCTCAAAATAGTATTATACAAGTAAAAGTGGATGGCGATGGTACCGGTGACCCTCTATTATCGTTATCGTGTGCAGATGGATCTGGTTCGGCTTGGTGTGTGGGTATAGATAATAGTGATTCTAATAAGTTCGTAATAGCTAATGATGATAATAATTTGGCATCATCTCAATACATTACATGTGGAAGTAATGAAATAGATCTAAAAAAGAGAATCTTAATTAACGGGAACTCGGGTACCGACGGTCAAGTTCTTACGAGTGGTGGTTCATCAGGTTCGGTCGCGTGGGAAGACGCGAGTGGTGGTGGAGGTTCGAGTCCTTGGACAACGTCGGGATCAGATATTTATAGAAGCTCGGGTAAAGTTGGTATAGGAACTACAAGTCCAAATGCCGAACTCGATGTTGACGGTCACATTCACTGTAACTCTATACAAACTGGTTTAGCACGATATGAAAAACATTTAGTTAAGGGGAACCTAATAAAACTGTATTTTACTAACGCAGGTTCAAGTACACCAACTACACAATCTGAAATGGATACGTATTTCGAAATTCTAAGTTCAGGTACTAAATCATTAAGTAGACCACAACACACGGCCGCCAGTTTGGATACTACATTTGCCGAAACATTTGAAGGTTATTTAAAAGTAACTACAGCTGGAACGCACCATTTCGGTTTAAATAGTGACGATGCTTCAGATATGTACATAAACGGTATTCAAGTCGCTTATTGGTACAGTGGACATGGTCATAATAGTACACTCACAACCCCCGGTGGAACCACAGGTAGTATATACTTGAAAACTGGGTACCATAAAATATTCGTACGGTTTCAGGAAAAAAGTGGTGGTGAAGCGTTATATAGTCTTTGGAAAGAACCAGATGGTTCTGCTGACGGTTTGACTGACTGGGATCACATACCAACGGATAACTGTTTTTACGATCATATACGGTACCATTAAAATTTTAACTAAAAAAACAAAATCACATTTACCATGCTGAAAAAAGCAGGATGGTAGATGGTTTATCACTCACTTTTTACCTGGAAGTGAGTCCATGACCGCGAGTGCTATAACACCCGCGATAAAGAACATGACAACGAAATTACACTCGGTATCGTCCTCGCCAAGAACCGAACGTTTTTTTGTTTTATCCGGTTTTTGTAACCTTGACTGAGGAAAAACATCTTGTCTTCTCGAAGGTAACTCAACAGGATCTTCGTCCAAAGGACAATACCCTATCATTTATACTATCATTTATAAATTAATTTCGACTGACTTTTTCTTTTTCCCACCACCTCTTTTTGACTTGGTCTGGGTAACTTTAACTTCCCTAACTTCACTATCATCTTCACCCCTTTCCTTGGTATCACCGACTGGTGGTTCAGCAATATCGGAAATATCGTCCTCGATATCGATTTCATCGGTTAATGGGTTTTCTACTTGGGGTATATTCGTCGTATTCATGGGTGGTTGGGGTGGCATCATGATATTACCCATGAGACTCGAAATGTCAAATCCTGGACCCTGCATTTCTCTTCTCCCATTTGCATCCACTTTCTCTTCACCCTGTTGTTGCGACTTAGGAACTGTGTTCTGAACGGCCGACATCATATTCTGAACCAATCCTGGATTCTGTTTAATCACGTCGTTCATATTCGGCATCACCGATTTAAACATACTATTCGTCAAATGGAACATCATTGCCGATCCACCAAGCATCATAATAAGTTTAACTTCGGGTGCAACGTGCATTTTCGTTCTATATTTCACATATAACTCCTCAAAAACTTCATCATAATCGTCAACATTTTCCATAACGTTTTCTGACCAACCGTCGAGTTGGATTTCAAATGGGTTATATTTCTTATTCATAAACTCGAGTCCCGTCGTACAAGCAATGAGCATACGTCTCGAAAACTTTATCGATTTATCAACATCGATACTATACGTAATTCGCTTAACCTCAGTTCTAAGTTCATCTATTGGAGAATATGCATTCAAACGTTTATTTACGGTAAACCCCTTCTTTTCTAATCGACCAAGTTTATTCACGAGATCGGCTTTTTCCTCATCTATGTTTTTAAATCCAGGTGAAGGTTGTTCTTCTTCCATATATCCACCACCTCCTCCTCCACCACCCGCATACTCGTACCCCTGTTGTTCCGGTTCGTCTTCATATTCACCATAATCCATAACTTCTTCCGGTGGGGGTACAGAAGGTGGATTTTGTTTATTCGGGTTCGCAAACGAGTCCATATCTTCCTGGAAAAATTGTGTTGGTGGGGGATTATATTGAGTTTTCATAGTTTTTTGTATTTGCTTTTTTACAGGCTGGGATCTTGGAATATCAATTTCGATCTCATTCATTAACGCCTGTTCGCTATCGTCCAATTTCATAACATTTGTGTCACCTCGATTTAGGATGATCTCACCGTCCATTAATCTTTATATTGAAACTATTCTAATTTCTTTAACGCACTTTATAAAAAAAATATTTACTCAATACAAATGAAACTTAACGCTACTAATAAAAGTACACTCAAATCAATTGTGATTATATTCTTAATTTTGTGCGCGCTCGGCGCCTTAAGAACAAGTGGTTACCAACCAGTTGAAATTGAAATGGTAAGTGACAAATCTCTTTTCGACCAGGAGTCCAGGGAAGATTGTCTCGATACAGCCTACTATTCCGATAGTCGAGGCGGAATTTGTGGGGGTCAAAAAGTGGTCAAGGACCAAGCGAGTTATAAGATGAAGTAAAATCTCCAGTATATATAAATGGCTTTAGTGACTAGTCAATCTACTTTACCCGATTTCGAACACGAGTATCATACAGTTATAGTTGATACCGTTGATGATTCGATTTCAAAGCAAAAATTTACATCACACTTTCCAACACCACTCGAAAATATAGTCCAGGTTCAATTAATAGCAGCTCATATTGATAATCACGACGCGAGTCAACTCATTCACCTCAAAATTGATGAGTTGAAAACTATTTTTTCTCAAAGAGGAAAAACAGATCTCGAAACGAGTGATGATAATATGATAAACGGTGTTTTCGGAACCCTTGTAACAGACGGAACATCTCGTCTCGTTTTTAAAAATGAATACCCAGTTATCCAGCAATATTATAACCCAATTCATAAACTCGATAGATTAAATGTCGAAGTATTAAAAGAAACCGGTGATGATGTATCATTTACATCTGGAGAAACCTGTTTGATATTTAGATTCGTCTGCAAAAAAAGAAATTTAGCCTATTAATTATGTCAGGGCGTCGCTAACTTGTATTTTTAACCTTTTCTTATTATAAATGTCATCTGGTATTGTTCAACTTATAGCAATTGGTGCTCAAGACGAACACATTATGGGCGAACCAGAAATATCTTTTTTTACATCAACGTTTAAACGACATTCCAACTTTTCACAATCCGTTGAAAAACAAACTATTCAGGGAGAAGTGAAAGCGAATTCTATGTCATCTATTCGTTTTGATCGAACAGGTGATATGTTAGGGTATACATATCTAACAATTGATAATAATACACAGGCGCTTGATATCCAGAGGTGGGATACACTCATAGATAAAGTTGAACTTCTTATTGGTGGACAGGTTATTGATACACAAGATGCTATTTTTACTGAAAAAATAGCAATTGATACGTTTGCAACAAACGTTTCAAAAAGTGCGAATGGTACACACCCAGGTATAAGTGCTCGCTCTTATTTCTATCCATTTAGATTCTTCTTTTGTGAGGGTGCACAATGCGCTTTACCCATAGTGGCTTTACATTACCATAACGTCGAATTACGTATACATTGGGGACCAAATGCAGGTAACTATAATTTCGAGTGTTATTCAAACTATTATTACCTCGATAATGAAGAACGCGGTAACCTTGTTTCACGTAACCATAATTTAATTATTACACAGGTTCAAAAAAGTATTCCTTCAAATGAACTTTCACAGGAATTGACATTTAATCACCCGGTCAAGTATCTTGCATCTTCAGATACAACGACCGAAGGGGCGTTAACATCAACGACCAATAAAATAAAGGTTGAAATAAACGGTTTAGATATAGGTAATTTTAAATGGGCGAAACCACACTTTATAGACGTTATGAACTATTATCATACAAATTTTGTTACGTCCCCCGATTTTTTCTTATACTGTTTTTGCTTATCGACGAGTTCACTCCAGCCGACAGGAACGCTCAATTTTAGTCGATTAGATTCTGCAAAGATAGTCAGTCAAACCATGATCATTAGTGATCCTATATACGCAGTCAACTACAATATACTTCGTATTGAAAATGGTATGGCTGGTCTTATCTATGCAAATTAAAATACATACTTATATTAAATGGTTAAAAACATACCGACCATCGAGCGGTCTACCAAAATCCGGTTTGGTAAACATGCTACGGATGACCAGGCTGAAAATACGATTGTTTTCAATGCATCTAATGTTGCTATAGACGCTTCATCTGCAGGAGGTGTTTATGTAACACCAATGCGAACAGTCGATCCATCTACACCAGAAATAACAGTTTTGAGTTACAACACCATTACGAAAGAAATACTCAACTCGAATACAAAAAGTGCTGATTTATTTAACTCAAATTTACATTTCGTGAGTGAGAGAGGTAATGTTACGTCTAATACTTTACAATTCACAAACCCAACGACCGCTTTTATAACAACCGGGGGTGTTTCTATAGGTTCTTCCATTTCAATAGACCCCAATGCGGATAATAAAATTCAAGTTTCGGGAACTACTAAGACGGGTACACTTCACACGGATAATATAGGTATAGCAAATACTTCACCCAAACACGCGTTAAGTTTAGGTAGTGAAGGACAACTTCGTTTGAATGTACCAACAGAATCTATATATGCACTCGAAACTGTCGGTAATGTTAGTGCACAAAACTATATAGGGGATGGTGGGCTTCTTTCAAATGTAACTTTACAAACTGTTACGGATAAAAGTAATATTACATCAAATACACTCCTCCTTACAAATCCAACAACATCACTCAAGGCGTATAGTAATATAATTGTCGATGGTAAAATTACGGTAGGTACACCTATAGAAACGACTAGTGGTGGTACGGGTCATAGTACTTACGCACCAGGTACAATACTTTATGGTACAGATACGGGAACATCACTTGGACAACTCGTTCCTGCAGGTTCTAATCAGGATGCCGGAAAATTTCTTCGACTTGATGGTAATGATATACCCATATGGGAAGATGTTCCCTTAACTCTTGATGCCGTTCTTGGGAATACAACCGCGGTTTCAGATGGGTCTATGGATTTAACCGGTACAGGTACAACAATAACAACTTCCGGTAAAATAAAAGCTAACAGTTTCGAAGGGGATGGTTCTGAAC